GGTGTATGACGTGTGCCGGGCAATGTGGGAGTATGCCTCAACCGAGAACGTGCCGGCAGTGTGGGCCGAGTATGAGGCGTTCATACGGGAGAGTGTCTTAGCAAGCGCGTCAGCCAGCCACCTGGACCTTGCAGCAGCTGACAGTGCAAGGCGGCGAGCAGTTGCAGCTATTCGTGCAACCCCTGCCCCTGCCCTATTGCGAGTCTTGGACCAGTTTGACAAGCTTATGTCCTACACTGGTAGCGTGACAGCCCGCACTAAGGCGCGCGCGTACGGGCGGCAGCTGTTGGACGGTGCAAGTGACGACGATGCAGTTTACCAGGCGTTTGAGGTGGGCAGCTTGCGATTCATGGCAGCACATGGTGCTGCTGTGGTAAGAATAGCCGAGGCAACCCTTGCCCTGTCACGATCAGACTTAGTGCGTGTTCATCAGCTGTGCACGTCGACAGTCTCCGGCCTCATTGCTACGGCGGCTCAGGCAGCTGTCGTCCCTGTAATGCAAAGGCCCCAGATTGGTCGCGTGTCGCAGGCATACTGTAGGCAAGTGTCCAGGCTGTATGCTGCGGTGCAGCATGTACCCCAGGGTGATGAAGTTGTTGTATGCAAGGCATTCAAGCGAGCCTTCACTTACTTCATTGGTTGTCTAGCCGGGCCGCTCGGACGCACGGAGGCGAATACGCTATGGGAGGAGACCCTGTCTACCAGCTATGTCCCGCATGACATCATGGAAGCATGGGTGCAGGAGTGTCGCGGTCATACTGCGAGCAATGCATTTAACATCGGTAAAGTCTATAAGCTGTGCCCAGCCCCGGATGCGTGCCCTGCAAGAACATTACTTGAGCGTCACGAGATGGTGTGTAATCGGAACCAGGCCGACCCGGCAGCAACTGCGGAGTTGAAGTCTATTCTACGTGACCAAATCCTGCGCGCATACATCAGGAAGCCCGGGACACGACTCGCCTTCCGAGAGGGTCGCGCAGAACCGAGGTGGGCAGCAGACTACCTGGCAGGCAGGCTCGACGCAGTGCCGACGGCAGAGATCCATGATGCGCTTGTATGGGAGGGAACTGCGGCCATGCCGCCACGACTTCCGGATGACCCCAGTGTGTGGAAGGACTCTGGGCTTGGGTGGGACACACTTGACATCGCCATGAGCCCGAACAAGCCCAAGTACTTTGGCAACATGATGACGCGGATGATGGTTGATTCCGCAGCGCCGATGCCAGGTGTGCGACACATGCGGGGCCCACACGTGCACAAGGTCGACACCAAGCCAGAAGGTGCAAAAGACCCCGCGCGTGGCATCTACT